GTGCGAATGTTCGCTTATATAATATTTTATATACTACATCATATGTTAGTAGGCAACAATCGTTATCAAGTTATTTTTATAATAATCTGTTATTTTTTACACACTATAGCAAAAAACATTTTTTGTCAATGTGTTTTTTTTATTTAAATACATTTTTTTGTTAAAAACAATATTTTTATATATAACAATGTAAAGCGGTTTTACATGGCTGGCTTTACAAGACAAATTAACAATGTAAAGCGGTTTTACATGGCTGGCTTTACAAGACAAATTAACAATGTAAACAGGATAATATGAAAATTGAATTAAAGATACGGATTGATATAGCAGACTCATTTGAACAAAGAATGTTTAATGATGATAAAGGAATGTTTTCACCAAAATTTAGAAATGATTTTTTGTCTTATTTAGGATTTTTAATGGATGTCAAAGAAGAAGAAGAAGCAAAGATTGATTCTTTTGTGATTAAAAAGCTTCCACAAGATTGTGAGCCTGATCCTGACATAAAAAATGATATAACAGGACAAGCAATATGAATCATAAAGATAATTTTTTTGAATATTTAAAAGATGAAATACAAAATTATGTAAAAGATAGTCAAGCAGAAATAGGAATGGGTATTTATCAAATAATAATTGAAAGACGAAAAATTTTATCAGATACAATTTTACTAGATACTGTATTAAATATATGTCAAAGTCTTATAAATAAAAGCCCAGAATGTGCTTTAGAATTTTTAAAAATTTTAGGAGAATGTAATGATAAATGAAGAAAAAAATGATCAATTAAATGATCAATTAAATGATATAATGAATTCGTATCGAGGTAAAGTAGAAGAGTTTCTTTTGCAAGATTTACAGCCAGACACTCAACGGTTAGAAATTGAAGAAGTAGCTAGAGTAATTATTACGCCTTTTGGTGTTGAGGTGTATACTTTTGATGATATGATTTATATGATTGAAATTGGAGGTACAAAAATTAAACAAATGGAATGGAAAGAAAATGGATTAGAGGAAAAATGCAACAGAATAATGACAGTAAAACATTAATACCTTTAAAATTTCAATGTTCTCAATGTGGGGTATGTTGTAAAAGAGCAGGTAAAAGTGGATTTATGCCTGATCGAGGAGATGGAGCTTGCATATATCTTACAAAAGAAAATACTTGTTCTATATATGATACTCGTCCAGAGCTTTGTAATATGGAAAAAATGTGGGCTAAAAGAAATAAAGAACTTGATTTAGAGCTAAGAGGAATTACAAAAAAAGATTATTTTATTGAAAATAGCGAAGCTTGTAATTATATGATGAATCAAGATAAAGTTGATAAAAGTTTTTTTATTGATTTAAAAAAATATGATGAAATGGAAAATCAATGATTAATAAAAAATATGGTTTTAGTTGTGATCTTGAAAAAATAGATGAAGACGAAAATCTACATTGTTATAATTGTAAAGATTTATTAATTTTAACTTCAAAAATAAAATTAAATAATCAAGTAAACTTTAAATGTAAAAATGAAAATTGCAAAAATTTTGGTTTTATCATTAAAGGAATTATGTTTCAGTCAAAAAAAATTGACTAAATAAATAAATTTTTAGTAGGGTAAGGAAAACCTTAAAGGTCAATTATGAAAATAAAAATTTATCGGGGCAGTCAAAAAAAATTGGAGTTATATGTATAGTAGATCACATATTAAAGGTGCCCCTATCAAATCCGGTGGTGGACATGATAGCACAATGTCTAAAGAACAAGGTGCTAATAAAATTAAAGATCCGGGACAAAAATATGGTTCAAATACAATGAGTCCTTGTTCTAAAGAAGGTAAAGTTAATACTTACGGACAATAAATAATTTTTCGTTGGGCAATATTGAAATTCTTAATTTTTAGGAGACATTATGCCCGTACCACAAAGTGAAATTAATCAATGGCAATATTCCCAATCTATCAATCGTAGAATTTGGGATAACCAATACATGTTTGAAAACTTCAACCAGAATCCAAATGTTTCGGCAGTTGGTGGTGGAGCTTCAAGCGGAGCTACCGGAGCTACTAATGTTATTCAATTTCCATTTACCGGACTTGAATATAACATTAAAGGAACTCAAACAATTACTGCTCCAGTAATCGCTAGTGTAGCTCAAGGTGTTTCCGGTTTAAATACTGAAATGGATCAAACTGATAATGATGGTGTAGAATTATGTGCCGGAATTATCAATAGCAATCCTAATGCTTTCAAAATTGGTTCTTCATCTGCTTTTTTCTTTAGAGTTAGATTAGTGATGGCTACAGTAACTAATACAGATGATTGTGCGTTTGGATTTCGTCTAGCAGAAGCTTATCAAGCTAATATTGATGATTATAATGATATGGCAGTTTTAAATGTCATTTCAGGAGACATTAATATTGAAACCATATTAAATGGTGGAGCTACCATTACAACCGATACAACAAATAATTTTGCAAATTCTGAAACTCATGAATTTAAAATTATGGTTAATTCATCTGGTCAAGTTACGTATCAAATTGATGGGCAAGATCCAATTGTTACAGCAGAATATACATTTCGTGATGGTATTTTTGTTGTACCTTTTCATTTCTTTTTACACTCTGCTTCTGCTGCCGTTGGCATTAGAATTTTAGAGTGGGAATGCGGATTAGGATCATAAGGAGATAAAATGCCGGTATCACAACAATTTATTAATCAATGGCAATATTCCCAATCTATCAATCGTAGAATTTGGGATAACCAATATGTTTTTGAAAATTTTAATCAAAATCCTGTTGTTTCAAAATTGGCAGGAGGTGCTTCTAGCGGAACGGCAGGAGATACAAACGTTATGGAGTTTGTTTCTAGTGCTTTTGAGTACAATATAAAAGGAACTCAAACAATTACTGCTCCAGTAATTGCTAGTGTTGCCGAAGGTGTTTCTGGTCTTAACATTGAAATGGATTTAACTGCTAATGATGGAGTTGAAATTTGTTCAGGTATTATTAATAGCAATCCCAATGCTTTTAAGATAGGAGCTTCTTCACCATTCTTTTTTAGGGCTAGATTGACAATGTCAAATCCTTTAAATACAGATGATTGTGCAATTGGTTTTCGAAAACAAGAAGCTTATCAAGCTAATATTGATGATTATAATGATATGGCAGTTTTAAATGTCATTGCAGGAAATATTAATATTGAAACCATTAAATCAGGTGCATCTACTGTTACTACAGATACAACTGATAATTTTTCTGCAAATTCTACAATTGATTTACAGTTGAATGTAGATCAAAATGGAGCAGTTGAATATCTTATTAACGGTGAAGCTCCAACTGTAACCGCTTCATATAGTTTTACAGAAGATCTTTTTGTTACTCCATTTTTATTTTTCTTACATGATTCTACAAATACTAATGTCATTGAATTTGACATTGATTTTGTAGATTTAAATAGTATTGTAGCAACGGTAAATGGAGTTGCATTGGATCCGGTGTTTTTTTTAACTGATCAAGCTACTACTATTCAATTGTTGGCTGATGAAATAGCAACTTCCCCGGTTGTCGCTTCTGCAACAGTAACAGATACACAAGAAATTACTGTAATTTTTAATACAGGTAGTGCTAATGTTGTAGATTCTGTAATTACAACTCTTGGTGCAACTCAACCTACAGCTACTATTACTCCAACAGCCGACGCCGTAACCGGTCTTAGATTGTTAGAATGGTCGTGTGGACTAGGTTCTTAAAAAATAACAAAAACCTCCTTTTTTGTGGGGAGAGGGAAACCTCTCCCTTTTTTAAATTGGTGTTGATTCTTGCACTTCAAATTTTAAATAATTTATATTTTTTATGGGTATAATGCAAAAATCAGCAGTGGAATTTTTTGACCCCTCTAAATAAATTAATGAATGCCCTTCTTTATTTTCAATTGATGAGGACATATTTGTTTGGATTAAAGCTATTTTATCCATTGATACATTAATTTCATGTTCATCTTTTTCGCCATTTTGAAAATAAAATTTTATTTTACAACGACACATTATATTATTTGGATATTTATTATTTGAAATTTCTAATCCATTATTTTCTTGTGGAATAACATCTTGTTTGGATTCACTCATGGCTTTACCTATTTGAATTTGGGTTAAAATGGAATTTCGTTATCTTGAACGTTAACTTGTTCATGAAAAACGCTGTTATCTTCGCTTGGTTGACGTAACGGATAATAGTTGATATTCTTTCTCAAACAATACGACTTAATCGAAGCAAGGCACGTTTCTTGAAAGATTGGAGCTACTCTGTTACCATACCAAAAAAAGTTTGAGTAAGTATCCTTTCCGGTTTTAGGATCTGTATATTTTTGACTCGGAGGAGAAATAAATATTCCCCCATCCTTTTTTTGCAATAATTTCATTTGTGAAAAATATAAATCTTGCTTAACCACGTAACATCCAAAAACAGCAATAACGGAAGATTTCCCGTCATTCATTGGGGTAAAATAAGTGATTTTAATTTTTTCTTCTGGATTTTCGTCCATTATTTTTTTAATTCCTCGTTATATTTATCAATAAATTGTTTTAATTTTGTAAAACCTTGATCGGGTTCTTTAACATTAAAAATAGTAATTTTTTTTTGAAAATGTATTGTAAATATATAGCCTTCACTACTATTTTGAATATCGACACTTAGAATATTCGTAGGGGTTTTCATTACACATCTCTTTTTTTAAAGAATTTACTTTCTCTTTTTCTTCTTTTTCTTTCCAGTCTTTTAAAACAAGCAACGGAATTTCTTCGTAAATTGTTGGAAGTATTGGATTCATGGATTGCCCTCTAAATAGCGTTTATTTGTCCTGCATTGAGTTTAAATAGTCTAGCATAGTATTTACATCTTTAACGAGAAAATCGGTTGTGTAGCCGTTCATTTGTTTTATTAGTGAAGATACGCAACATACATGAAAAAACATTAACTCGGATTCAGTTAAATCATTTGAATCGTAATAATTTTCAACAATATTCATAAGCTCAAGTATTTTTTGTTCTTTTTCGTTCATTTTTATCTATTAATTGAATTATATAATCTATTTAAACTAGACTCAAAATCTACAGGATTCATATTTAAAGATATATCTTTTCCTGAAAAATATTTGTCCTCTACGTAAGTTGGTCTTATAAAAAGAGATCCCCACTTTTTTTCAACAATAAATTTTTCTGCTATAGCTATATTTGCCTCCACATTTGGATTTACTTTTTTTTCTAAATCTTTGTAAGGGAATTTAACCATTTCCTTAAAAGAGTATTTATTTTTTTCTTGAACTTCAGATGGCTCTAATTTAAAATTTTCAAGTACGGTTTGAAAATACTTTTTTCTAGCTTCTCGTGACTTACATTTTTCAATAGTAATTCGTTTAGCTTCATCAATTTTGGCTTGCGAATACTTTTTTATAAGCTCTTCTTCTTCAATTTTTGAAAAAAAATCATCATCATCATCATCATCATCAAGATGATGTTCTTTTTGTTGTTTTTCTTGGTTATTATTATGAATACTACAATCCGCCGATTGACGGTTTCTGAAACCGTCGACTGGCGGTTTCTGATTCCGCCCTGGAATTGACTCCGATTCCGTCAAAACGCGGTTTCGTAAACATTTTTTTAAATCTGTGTAATATGATTGATCGGATGTTGTGTACCAGTTGGTTCTGTCAAATACATTTTTGTTGAAACAACCTTTTATCAAAAGACCGGCATCTAATAATTTTTTTATTGCTTTTTGAACTTCATCTTCGGTCAAAAATTCAAAATAAGCTGCAATATCTTTTTGTGTTTCATACATCCAAATTTTATCTTCTATTAAAACAGCATCTTTTTTTGAGGCGTTGACTTTAAGCCAATACACAATGTGATTAAAAATAAGTGCAGCGTTTACGCCCAAAGATTTTGCAATACCTGTATCAAAGCTTATAGAATGACCAGATATGATATTTTGAATAGATTCTGACATATAACTCTCCTATTAATTTAAATTTTAATAGGGAGAGATGAAACGAACGATCTAAGAAATAACTTGCACACTAAGAAAATATGTTGTATATATTTAGATCTCTTTGTAAGATCTGAATTGCTTAACATCTTTTCTTAGTGTTAGTAATTCTTGGGACAGTTGTTCGTTTCATCTCTCCCATTGATTGCCCGCCTTATGGCGGGCTTTTTCATTTAGCCTATATCTTTTCATTTTTTTTATCGAGTAAAATAAAAAAAACAGAGCTTTACAAAAAAGTTTTTTGTGTCTAGCATGTAACTATAAATTCCTCATTTTTTTGGGATTTGTGTTTGTTGCCTCACCGGTTTTTAAGTAGCCGGTGGGGTTTTTTTTTCACTGTCTATTTCCTAGATAAGGTTTTAAGAAATATTGTTTGGGAGTATTTACTATTAGTCCAGCTTCTCTTAATGGAGCCATTTTATCCCAGTGTTCTTGCTCGTATCGAGACATAGAAGGGGACTGATAATATTCATTTGCTATCATAGCCATTGCACAAACTAGAGGAAAATCTCGGATATCATCTTCTTTTAAAAGATTTTGAGCTTCAACTCCTATGTCGCTAGATTTAGATGACATGGTTAATCTATCATTCAAAATCATTTCTTTTAAAATCGGGATTCCTCTTTTTGTCCATTTTAAATCTTTTCTACAGTCATTAACACCCGAAATAACATCGGAAAAAGTTTCGGTTTGATCAAAAACAACTTTTCTCCAAGGGTTTTTGAAAATATTAGAATATTCTTCCATTTTTTTTAACATCTCATCATACATCGTTTTATAGCTTTTGTCCCAAATTCGACTTAAATGATTAGATTCTAGCGTATACATTTTGGTTCCCGTAAATCGAGTCCAGTGAATAACGCTATAAGTCGCTGTAATGTGATGTTCTGTGACAACTAGACCAAACACAGGCTGAAACATAGAAACGTCAACAGATCGAAGATTTGACACCATTTTATCGAATTCAATAAATGTTATATCCGGCAAAACTCGATCATCCGATCTAAAACAATCTTCTGCCATGTATTCTCTTAACCATACATCTTCTTTATTTGCTGCAATAAGCTCTAATTTTTTATTATCAAGCCATCCTTTTAGGTGAGGTAAAGCTGTATTCATGTAAGAAGAGTATTTGACGTGAAAACCTTCCGGGTTTTTTTTAATTCGATTTTCCCATTCGTGATAATGATTTTTTTTCTTAGGCGGTGTGCCGGTCATAATACAAATAGAGTCAGATTTAGCTGCTAGATTAGGTTCCATTGCGTCAAGATAATCAGATGATGCGTCTTGAATTTCATCTACAATCAATAGATTTGGTTGAGTTCCTCTTCCTCTTGCCTCGCTCCATGTACCTATTAGCTTTACAGTAGAATTATTAACAAAAGTTATCATTTTGTTTTTATTATCAATATGTTTTACATATTTTGTCATATCATCGTTTTCTAAATCACACCATTGTAATCTCTTTTCATTCCAATAAACTTCTTCTGCTTGAGTTACGGTCGGCAAGCAAATAAAAGTAGTTCTAAGCGGTTTTTGCATGGAAAATTTCCATGTAATGTCGATATTTGTGGTTGTTTTCGAACCTTTTCTTCCGATTCTTGCAAAGACATATCGTTTACCCTTAACAAAAACTTCATCTAAAATTTCTTGTTGACCTACATTCCTAACCCTAATTTTTTCCCAGTCTTTTAAAAATTCTTTGTAAATATTATTTTCAGGATCTTTATCTGAAAGTAAATTTTCGTTTTTAGATTTTCTTCTAGAGTATTTTTTGTACTGTTCAGGGGGTACTTGTTCTTTGTAAAATGACATGTTAAACTTTTTGTTTTAATTAAATAAAAAAGTTGGTATCTCTCTGTCTAGAGACAAATTTTTTCTTTAGGAATAGCATTATGATGATTATTTTTACAATTTTTTGTATGTGTATAGCCGTTTCTTTCTTTATCAAACTAATTTCTTTAGAAAAAGACATCGAAAGAATGAATAGTATCATACATTCAAAGCACGATAAAATTGCAATTGAATTACTTAAAATTAGAGAAAAAACAGATTATTTAAGAGAAGATGTTTTAGATAAATTAAATGATTTAAACCACGATTTAAAACAAAAAAACAATTTTGTTATAGAAGAAGTTAATTCAGTATCTGAAGAGCTTTTTCAAAGCTATTTGCCTAGTGTAGAGATTGCAATAGAAAAATTAGATGGAAAAATTGATAAAATAAAATCTGAAATTATTGATTCTTTTCAAAAAGAAAGACTTGAATTAGAAAAAAATAAGTTATTAAAAAAAGCTGATACATTTAAAAATTTAAAAGCAGCTTTTTCTGTAAACGGAATTGTAGATAAGGACGATGATTAATGAGTAATGTCGATATTGACAGATTTTGGCTTCAAAGACAAATACCCTATGTCACCCCATTTTATGCCTTACCTAATAAAGAAGATAAAACAATTTTGGATTGGTTTAGAGAAGCTGATACAAAAATGCAAGCTTATTATGCCGGTCTTTTTAGAGAGCAAAAAAATAATCTTAGAATTTTTTTAAGTATTGGAATTAACCCCAATTTCTTTTCTCCTTTAGTAGCTACTTATATCCAACAAGGTCTTATTTATGATGCTCCTAATGATATAGATATTAACGAGTGTTATCGGGTTGTCATGGAACAAGTTAGTTTGATTGTTTCAAATGAGCTTGTGCCTAATGTTGTCCCTACTAATCAAGATTACAATGATAAAATAGCAGCTAAAATTACAAGAGAATGGCTAGAATCTATTAGTTATGATTTAGATTTAGATATTCAGCGTATTAAGTGGGAAATTCAAAAATGTATTTTTGGTGAATCTTTTGTTGTGCCGGTATGGGATAAAGATCGTGGAGATCTTATGCCTGATGCCAAAAAATTTAAAAATGAAGATTTACCTTATGTCGATGAAGAAGGAAGAAAATTATATGACCCAGAAGGTAAACCTTACAAAGTTAAAAAGTATTTAAGACAAGGTGATTTTGATCTTAAAAACCCTATGCCTTTTGAAACTATGATTGATCCTCAAATGAGATTTGAGGATTCTAATTGGTTTTATTATTATGAATTTATAGAAAATGATTATTTAAGAAAAGAATTTCCTAATATTGATTTTAAAGATAATCCTGCTCAAAATAAATATGATGGAATGACAAATAGTCAAAAAGGCGAGCCAAATAGAACAAAAGTTTATTATTTCTACCATAGAAGCCATCCGTTTCTTCCGGAAGGGCGATATATTGTTTGTACTGAAAACAATATGCTTGTTAATGAAACCATAGAAGATCAGCCTTCCCTCATTGAAACGCGTGCGTTGCCGTTGATTCGTTTCATTGATTTGGATACCGGTATTGGGTGTAGGGGTACACCGATCTTATTTAGAAATCTGCGAAATATTGTTTCGGGTTACAACAGATTGACAAATCAGATTTATCAAAATTTACAAGCCGAAACTCCAAAACTTTTAGTACACGAATCAGCGGCAGTCGATGCTCAAAGAATGCCAACCGGCGTTATTGCGATGGAATGGAGGGGAAACAATGAGCCAAAATGGGTAATTCCACAGACAAATAACACATCTATTTTCAAATTTAGAGAAGATTTAAAACAAAATATTATTGAAATGGGAATGTCTACTCCTATAGTCAGAGGTCAGACTCCTAATGCTCAATTAGACAGTTTTATTGCATTACAGCATTTTGAAGATCAGCGTATTCAGCTTGCTACTCCTCAAATTAAACAGCATATCAAGGCAATAGAACACCTTTATAGAAGATTAATTTCACTTGGAAGAGATCATTATGACCCCGAAGACAACCGCCTTGTCCGGATTGTTGGCAAAAATAACAAATTTACTCTTAAATATTTTGATCCTGTTAATCTTGATAAAAACTATGATGTCACAATCAGCACAACGGGGAATCTCGCTAATTCTAAAGCAGCTAGAACACAATTTATGCTTACCATCAAGCGAGAGTTTCCAAATCTTGTCGATGACCAACTTTTCATTGATACAGTCGGAATCGGAGACTCCGAAAAATTTCAAAACGCCATCACGACTGCGGTCAACTCGGCGGAGGCGGAAAACGAAGATATGTTATCAGGAGAAAGGGTTGCTGAACCCACCAGATATGAAGATTTAATTGCTCATTGGGATTCTCATAGAATACCCATGCAAGGAAGAGAATTTAAATTAGCTCCCGATGAAGTAAAAGAGTTGTTTGAGCGTCACGTAACAGCTACAGAAAAACTTATGTTTGAGCAAGCTACGGAATCTCCTACTTTTGCTCAAAGATTAACTAACCTAAGACAGTTTCCAATATTTTATACCCCGACTCCAACAAATGAGCCACCTCCAATGATGGGAATGGAAGGGGAAGAGCTTGGAGGAGTTCCTGAACAAACATCTGCCCCGATGGAAAATATGGATGCTCCTCCTTTTAATGAAATCCCCTCTGTAGATGAGGGAATTGTTGAACCCGAAACGCAACTTAGCCCTCAAGAATAGGAGATTTGCATATGACTGCACAAGTAGAGCCGATTACAGATAGAGAACAAATTGTACAAAATTTGATTGAACAAATTAATGATAAAAAACAAAAAAAAGAGGAGAAATTTAATGGCAGTAACGCAGAAGAAAACACAGAAATCCATGATGGAAATCAAAGAGAAGTCCAGACCGACACCGATTCCCAAGAAAAAAGGAGTGGTTTCAAATTCTCCAAAGGGCAAAAAAATTGGGAGGTAGATGACGATGCCGAATTTGAATTTATGGCAGATAAAAAACCGGTAAAAATGACCTTAAAAGAAATGAGGGATGCTGCTGCCGGTGGAGTTGCCGTAAGAAATCGAATGAGACAATTGTCAGAAGAAAAAAAAACTTTTAGAGAGCCTTTTCAAGAGTTTAGCAAAACAGCTAAAGATGATCCTTTGGGTGCTTTAGAAAAAATGTTTAGTGCTATTCAAAAAATTGACCCCGATGCAAATTTTAATCAGTTTATCAATGATTTAGCTTCTCAAGCTCAAAAGGTAGCCCGAATGGAGCCTAATGCTAGAAAAGCCTATCAGTTAGAAAAAAAACTGAAAGAAAAAGATGAAAAACTTTCAGATTCTGAACAAATTATTAGAATCGGAGAGTTAAAACAGGAATTGATGGATGAAATGGGCTTGCCTGAGGAAAAAATTTATGAATTCGGTCAGCACATTTTAAATCATCCCGTCTTATCACAAGGTGTTGAGACGGAAGAAGACCTCATGGAAAGAATTGGTGACTTAGCAGAAGAAGTTGAATTGCAAAAAGCTTCGCTTGAAGCCCTGCGTAAACATAATCCTGATACGTCTCCTCGTGATCCCCTTATCTTTGAGTTGTCAAACCTACTTAAAGCAAATCCTGATTTTGATCAGCATGATCTAGATGAGATTGCTGAGGAAGTTTTAGGTAACGTTCAACGTTCTAAAGCTTCACAAAAGCTATCCAAGCGTCAACGTGCTTTTTCCGGAACAAGGACAAATAGTGCCCCTCCGGATTTTAGTCGTATGAAGCCCGTGGAAGCTTTGCTTTATCAAATTGAGCAAAAAAAGAAGAATGATCAACAAAATAAATTATCAAATAAAAGAATATAGGTAAATCATGAGTTCAGTTGTACAGCAGCTAAGTTTAGTCGATCTATCTCAACTCTATCAAACGTCCTATGGTGGTTTTGAAGTAGATGCAGCAGGGTGGGATAACCGCCAATTAATTGGAACTATTAGAAAAAATGAAAAGTTTAATGGTTCCAAGCTTGTTATGGGGCAATTACAAGATTACGGCGGAGGTCAATCTTCCGGATCTTTACCAGCTTCTAGTACGGCTACTATTATTCAGCCGGAATTATTTGCTAAAAGCGTTTACTCGACTACTGTTATGGATAACCAATCCATGAAAGCAGCTAGAAGAGCCGGTACCAATTTGGGTGCTTTTGAAGATGCGACAGAGCTTTCTATGCAAATTTTAAAAGAAAGTTTTAGCTCTCAAATCGCTAGACAATTTTTTGGAAACGGTACAGGATCTTTAGGAGTAATTCAAACTGTTACTACTAATGCTCCCGGAGATTATACACTTTTAATTACTGCTGCTAGTTTTATACAAGCAAATTGGATTTTGCTTGATTTAACTAACGTAGGTTCCGGTACTTCATTATTTTTAACAACAGAAATTGATCTAGATGCTAGAACAATCAGAGTTATTAGAAGAGATGGAGCTGATGTTCCTTTAGCCGGTCAACACGTTTATAAGCAAAAGTCTAAAGATAATGAAATGATGGGTCTTAAAGGCGTTGCCGATACTACTACGGGTTCACTTTATGGTGTGCCGGTAGGTTATAGATGGGATTCTATTAGAGTCGATGCTTTAGGAGCTGCTCCAAGCTTATCAATGTTTCGTGCTTTAGATCAAAGAATGAGATTTAGAACACGGGGAGTTTTACCAACTGATTATATTTTCAGTGCAACAGCTCTTTCGTTGTTCGAAAACTCCGAAGATGCAAAATCTATTATTTATGTAGAGCCAACTATTGCTCCGGAACGCGAAGCAGGATCTCAAGTGGCTGCCATTAAACTTAATGGAAGGCTTATCAGAGTTCATTGGTCTCCGTGGATAGAAGAGGATAGGATTTACGCTATTAACCGCAATAAAATCAGCCTTGAGCTACGTCCAGACACAGTTGGAGCAGGAGAACAATGCGGAGGCTTTATTGAGAACGGCGATTCGATCTTCTTTCCACTGCAAGTTAGTGGCACTCCGCTCGACAGTTTTGCGATGTTCTACAGCACTTATGGAAACTTCTATATTCCACCTACATTCTTGGGGGTTATTACAAACCTTTCAACTGATTTAGGAGTGTAAACATGGCAACACAAAGTTCTTTTCCTAACTTTTGTAGTCAGGGTGGAGGTATTTTACATACCTTTAAAATAACCGGTTCGGAAGTGGGAGCAACTCAAGGTTCGTCGGGTCTGGATGGTAGAGGGCAAATGCTAGCTACCATTTCAGATTCATCAAACGTACAAACAGTTGAATTTAAAAATACAATGGTAGATGCCTATATTTGGGCACAACCGTTAACCGAAAATGGAGCTGGTACTTTAACTCCCACGTTAAACGGAGATAGAGTAACAGGTTTTACTATTGAAGGTCTTGAGCGTGACGATAATACAACGTCTCTTGCTGATCAAGATTGGTTTATTTTTGTATTCGAATATACAATGAAACAGTATGTTCCATAATAATAGAAGGGGAGATTTAAATGTCTAATTCAGGAAATGGTTTAAAAAATGAGGGGATTAGAGAAATTTCTTCCTCTTCTCTTACTACGTCATATCAAAACCTAGGAAGCCCGATTTTACATCGGGCTTTCGTGGTGACCTCATTTAACGGAACTAATGGCGAGGTTTATTTAAGAAGATCTAGTGAAGCCGGTCAAGATAGTATGAGATATCCTGTAAATTCAGGAAGAATAAAAGATGCTAAAACAAACGATGCGGTTGAAGTTCCAGGGACTCAATTTGAAATAAAATGGGTTGGTACACCTCCAGATAATCCCGAAGGTGATTTTTGGTTGGAGATTGAATACGTATGAGTCAGTTAATTATTTTAAATAATGGTTCAATAGATCCCACATTAGTCACTAGTTTTATAACTAATGACGGAACAGCAATACCACAAAATAATATTTTAAATGTTTTAGGCGGAACAGGTATTGAAACTTACGCCGATCCTGATTTGTCTGATAATCTTTATATTAAAGTCCAAAATTCTTTTACTGATCAAGCTCAAACTATCGGAGCTGTTACAGAAAACATAAGAGTAATACCCCTTCCTATTGTTGGGACATATACTATTGAAGTTAGAGTTGCAGCTTTTGAGCCTACAGAGCCAGCAGGAGCAGGATTTTCTATTAACGGAGTTGTCAGAAGTGATGGAGTAACTGCAACGCTAGTCGGAGATTCGGATGGATTTGCTCATAAAGACGCTGCAATTAATAGTTGTAACGCTCTTATAGTAGTTTCTGGAAACACTGCAATCGTACAAGTAGTTGGTGTTGCAGGTCTTACGATAGAATGGGGTGCTTTTACAGTTTACGTTAACATTGGAGTATAGATGAGCGGATCAGGATTTACAAACGACATAATGCACGCCGAAAACGTGGATTTTAGCGGTGATTTTCCAGTGACGCCAAAAGTCACTGCCAACGGTCAGTTAATTATTGGCTCTGGGGTTGCTCCGCATTTAAGAATAGCTACATTGACGGCGGGAACCGGAATTTCCATAACTAACGGCGCAGGAAGTATTACTATTAGTGCTTCTGGTGGATCAGGAATCGAAACCATCAACGGTGATTCGGGATCAATAACAGGCTCTACAGTCACCATTTTTGCAAATAGAGCAACAAACAACGCAGGCGCAAGTGTTCAATTTGTTAATAGTGGTACGACAAGTACTTTAAACGTTACTGATAATTTACAAAACACTTTTATTGGCGGAGGTGCAGGCTCTTTAGCAACATCAGGTATACAAAATACAGGTTTTGGATTTAATTCTTTAACATCAATAACAACGGGGATTAGAAACTCTTCTTTTGGAAATGGTTCATCACAAACATTGACAACAGGGCAGGGAAATTCATCCTTCGGATTTGACACTCTAATAAATTGTAGCACAGGTGGTTCTAATTGCGCTTTTGGCGCTTTTGCTTTATCACAAACAACACAAGATTCCAACACTGCAATGGGCTATAGTGCTTTACAAAATTTTCAAGGGAGTTTAAGTACAGCTTTTGGATATCATTGTTGTAAAAACGTTACTCAAGTTGGAAATTCAGGTTTTGGCTCTCTTACACTCGCTAATTGTACGTCAGGTTTCACTAACACAGCAATCGGAAACGATAGCCTTCAAAACCTTGTAACAGGCTCTAACAATACTTGTTTAGGGTATGGCACAGGTTCTAATTATACTACAAACGAATCTGATAATATTTGTATAGGTAGAAGTGTTGTCGGAACAACAGGCGAATCAAACACGATAAGAATCGGTAACACTCAAACACGAGCATTTGTATCTGGTATTGCAGGCGTGAGCGTTACAAATACTCAAGCTGTAACAATTGATACAGTCACAGGACAGCTTGGAAGCGAGCCAATCAACACAGGATTCTTAAATTATCTTTCAAATTTAGAAATTTATGAAGATTTTTTAAATTTTATCAATAACGGATTTAGTGCATGGCTTACAGGAGGAGGAAGTTTTGTACCTGCACAAGCAATTGCAGAGGTTAATCATCCTGGGGTTTTAGGTAATATATCTAATTCAACAGGTACAGGTGTTGTCTATCTTGGTACTGATGCCGATGTGACAAATAAAATCGTTTTGGGAGGTGGCGCTCTTGAATACATCTGGATTTTTAAAATAGTAAATTTATCAAATAGCACAAATAGATATACGCTATCTTTTGGAATGGGCGATACTTCTAATGCGTCAGAACAAGCTAACGGTGTTTACTATCAATATTCAGACAATGTAAATTCAGGAAATTGGCGTATAAGCACATCAGCAGCCTCAAGCCCTACTAACACAGATACAGCAGTGGCTGTTACAACAGGCTGGCATAATGCACGTTGTGCAGTAAACGCAGCAGCTTCATCAATTGAATTTTTTATTGATGGCGTTTCACTTGGAACTATTAATAATACAATCCCAACGCTTAGCATTAGACCATTTTTTGGTTTTACAAGAGTTGCAGGCACTATAGCAGCAGGAAGTTTAATTATAGATTTATTTTATTTAAAACAAACTTTTACAACAGCAAGATAATGTTAAAAATTTTTATAAAGAGTTAATTTATGCCAAGTGGATTTTATAATGGCTCTATTATGTTTGCGGACAATGTTCGTTTTGACGGTCTAGAACAACCTGGACAAGTCACTGCCGACGGACAGTTAATTATTGGTTCTGGCGTTGCTCCGCATTTAAGAGTAGCTACACTTTCTTCTTCTGATGCTTCAATAGATATAAATAATGGCAACGGTACTATAGATTTAAAAATTTCAGCATATTCAATGATTAGATTTAAAAGCGGTGTTATTGATCTTACTGCAACAGGTGATACAATTTTATTTACCATACCTGAAAGGTTTATTGTGACAGATATCTATGCGTATGGCGATTTATTAACTGGAACAATCGGAAATCCTATTGCGAATTTCGGTTGGACTGCTGCTTTATATGATGATATTATAGACGGATATCAAAATTTTTCAACGGTTACAAATAATCTCAATGGGATAAATATTGTATCAACTATCGGTGAATCACCGACAATACCTGCCGGAACAAGTGTAAGAATCAACGTCACTACAGCAGACGGATCAGCTACAACAAACAACCAAATTATTTACATGACAGGTTTTTATATTTAAGGAGTAAAATGGCTAAAATTGGTTATAATAATGGTATTTTAACATCTTTATCTTTAGTTGTAGATCCTAAATCGGCTTCTAATTCAATTTTGTATTTTAATGAATCAGGTGTTCAAAAGTGGGTTGCAGGTAATGATACTTCGGATGATTCTTGGCATTTATCACAAGGGGGTACTTTAGCAACAAATGATGCTATTACAATTCTTCCTTCAAGATCAATATTATTACCTCAACAGCCAAAATTCCAAGTATACAATAATGTAACTATTCCAAATGTAACAGGTGATGGAACAATTTATATTATAAATTTTGATACTGTAGATTTCGATATTCAATCGGGATTTTCAAACCCTTATTATGTTTTACCGTGCAGCGGGACATTTCTTTTTACAGCTTATATTCAATTTACCGGATTAACAAATGCACATATTGCTAGTCAGCTTCTTATGGAAAATATAACAAAAGTAGAAAGACAGTATGGAGCCAGATTTAATCCTTGGGATTTATCCGATAATGGTAATTTAACTATTGAGATGAGTGGGTTGTTTACAGGATCGGCAGGGGATCAAATTTGTCTTATAACTTACGTGGACGGCGGTGCAAAAGTAGTATCAATTACAGGTGGTGCTTTATCAGGAGAAACATCATGTTTTAATGGTGTTCTATTAAATTAAAGGAAAAAAATGAAATTATTAGTTGTTTTTATAAATTGTTTTTTATTAACAAGTTGTACTTTTAATGTTTCAATGGCTCATACTCAAGGAACAGCAACTGATGTTATAGATGATACATCTAGTAATAATCCGAATGTTTCACCGACTTTAAAAATACCCGCAACTTTATAAAAGGAGAAAATTATGCCAGAACCTATGTCCGCTTCTGCTGCTGCTGCTGTGATGGCAGCAGCGGCTGCTGCACAGGGAGCAGGGTCTTTTTTTGGATCAAGTCAACAGGCAAATGCTCAAAAAAAAGCTGCTAAATTAGCAGCTAAAGAGCAAAAAAGAAAAACTTTCGCAGATTTGCTAAATGATGCTTTAAATAGAAGACACGATATATCAAAAGACACAAGGCATTCTCAAAATGAATTAGCAGCAGCAAGAGCAAGATCTATGCAAGAAGCTGCTGCAAATATTAGACAGGCATTATCTAGATAAAAAATTAAAAATTAAATTTGAGGATAAAATGTATCAAAAAGTTAAAAAAGAACGTGCTGAACACAGTAAACTTCTAAAATCATTTAATAGACATTTTAAAAAAGATGAAGATGAAATGCAGGATGAAATGGAAGATGAAAGAGAAGATGAAAGAGAAGAAGATGAGCAAGTAAAGCCGATGTCTTTATATCAAAGCAAAAAAGATAGAAGAGTTTCTATAAACAAAAGATTTGATAAAGATACTAAACCCCACTCACATATATATAGTTCAGATGGTCATTCTACTGATGAAAATCGCATGTACGGAAAGAATTCTCAAAGCAATGATGAAGGGTACGATTCTACATCGCCAGAAGATGATGATGAATATGAAGAACAGATTGAAGATCAAATAGAAGAAGATTCTCAACCGATGCTTCCAAAAAAACAAAGGAAGAGAATGGCAATTGCTGTTTTATCAAAAAAGATGTCTAAGCCAAAAAAATAATTTGAGGTAAATAGTGTCTACAAGAAGATCCGAGCTACTTATTCAAGAAGCAAGAGCTTTATCTTATTCTGAAAATTATTCTTTAACGGAAGGTTGGAATAACAATGTTGCAGTAGATTTGATTAATTTAGCACTTGATAAATTGTATATGGGGATTACAGAGATAGATAATCCGGCTAATATTGATGAGTACGTTCAGGGTGTTATAGCAGGTCAACAATCTTATCCTATCCCGATCGAAGTTCAAATGTATGTTCGAATTATGGATGCTAGATATATCTGGGGTACTCAAAATTATGAGTTTATCACTTTAAGACAAGGAATGATTCAGGATAGACTAGATTACCCTATTAACGTCCCCGATACATATTGTATAAGAAACGGTAAAATTCTTTTAAGCCCGGCTCCGGCACAAACAAAAAATAATGCTTTAGTCATAAACTATCAAAAAAGAATGAGAAGTTTAGATATTAGACGGGGTAGAGTTGTCAGCAGACAATTAAATCCTTTTAGGGTTACACTTTCTTATGTAGCACAAAGCCAAAAAGATTTAGATTTAAGAGTTAATGCAGAGAGTGTATTAGATAAGATTGATTATTGTTGTATTGTTGATGTGCATGGACTTCCGATTGTGAATGCGATACCAATTTATAATTATGATTTCACAACTCAAACTATCAATTCTTTACCTACATATTCAATACCGGCAACAGAACTAGCAGCTTTAGATGCTGCAATATTAGCAGGTTCTCAATTATATGTTACTCAAGGCATTTTTTCTTCGACACATTCGGAATTAGACAATCAGTGCGAAGATTTCTTAATCGAATATTTAGTTAAAAGATTCCTTAGACTTCAAAGCAATACAACCGAAACAGTTCAAGCAATGGAAGAGGAGCAGCAAGTTCTCAATAGGCTTATTAACGCATATAGACGATATCGACCGACTCAATATCCGATTAGATGGGTACAAAATTTTAGAAATTCGAGTTATCCTTTTGGCGCTCGCGGAATTTTTTAAGTTTTGTTCACCGTTTTTTGTTGCTTAAATAGTTTTTTTTATTGTAGATTCATTCCTTTTAAAGGAGTAAATCATGAAAAGCGGAATATATGTTATAATATGTAAACAAAGTAAAAAAATGTATATTGGACAAAGTAAAAATGTGAAAAAAAGATTTAATACTCATATGTATCATCTTAAAATAGGAAGACATGGAAATCATCATCTTAAAAGTGCTTATGAAAAATATGGAAAAGAAAATTTTGAATTTAAAATTTTAGAATATTGTGAATTAGATCTCTTAGACGAAAGAGAAAAGTTTTATTTTGATCTGTACAAATCGACAGATCCTAATTTTGGTTTTAATATTTTGTCTGAACCTAAATTTGCTAAAGCCATGAAAGCGAAATGGGATGATCCAGAGTATAAAGAATCTCTTTCAAAAAAAGCAAAAGAAAGATGGAAAGATCCTGAATTCAGAGAAAAAAACTTAAAAGGAATTAGAAAGCATCATGAAGAACAAATTGAAAAGTTTGGATGTCTAGCTTTTAATACTCCAGAGTCAAGAAAAAAGAATATTGAAATATGTAAAAAACTAGCACAAGATCCAGAATATATAAAACAAAAATCAGATTTTGCGTATAAACAATTAGAAGATCCAGTTTATGCTGAACAAAATTTAAAAAGACTTGCCGAGGGAAGAAAATCACCTAAAAGAGCAGAAAATCTTAAAAAACATAATGAATGGCAAGCAACGAATGAAGAACATAAGAATATGCTTTCTGATTTGCAAAAGTCTTACTGGAATAATGAAGAGCATAAAAATAAAAGAATTGAATCCATAAGAAAAGCTATGAAAGATCCAGAAATTCAAAGAAAAAAAGCAGAGTCATTTAAAAAAACAATAGAAAAAAGAAAATTAAAGGTTTTAAATTGACTAGACATATCATAACAAGAGACTACAATCAGCTTAAAGGTTTCTCAACAGATTCCATTTTTAAGCGTCCCGCTTATGTTTGTGATATGAATGTTAATATGCAAAGATTACCGGACGGTACTTTTTCTCCAAGACGGGGTTTCCAAGTCGAAACTGCAATGGTTGGAGGCTTGGGTTGGAGTAAGTTTCAAAATTTTGTAGATCAAGAACAACAACAAATTTGTATAAATTCCGATGGAAATTTGTATAAAAAACGCTCCGGCACAATCACTATTGAATTTAACGGTTCTTCCCCGGATGAATATGTATCTTATGAAATATATGTAGATCCATTAGTTAGCTCTGATAATCAAACTTTTAGATTTGAGCCTTATTCTGTTATAGCTCAAGCAGCCCTTGTAACGGATTCTATAAACTTCAAGTTTGGAAAAGTAACGGCAATTACAGGTCAAGCAGTTGGAGATGCTTCAAATACATATGTGGGGGTTTTGCCTAACGCTCCAATTCAGCCCGGAACTATCACAATGACGGATGGGGTATTGACTATTTATGATGATCCTTCCGGAAGCGATACAGCAGTAGGGACTTTTATTGGCGATATTGGTGTTGGTTTAAATTCTATTGATTATACTACAGGAGCTTATACAGTTACTTTTTCAGGAGTAACCGGAGCTGTTACATCTGATTATAGAACTACTTTACAGACTATTTTTAATCAGCCTATGGGTAAAGGTTATGGTGTTATATCTCCTTATTTAATTTCTCAATTAATCACACAAATAAGTGCTGTTTCCGGAGTAACAGTAGTTACAACCGGTCAAACAAATTTTCCGGGAGCCTTTATTGAGGTTTCTGAAATTGTAAATATACCGGACGGTTTATCGGCTACTTTAGATTTTTACTATTGGGAGTCATGCAATAGAACGTTAGCCGTAACTTTTCCTGGTCTTTTAGCAAGTGTGACTACAGAAGATTTTCGCAATGCAACTTTTGCTGCTTATCAAGAGGTTATTTATATCGGTAATGCTTTTGATCCTGTCCAAAAATATGACGGTCAAACAGTTTATAGAGCAGGAATGCCAAATGGTGTTGATGTTTCTTTGTTAAATGGAGGAGCCGGAAACGTAGATACCGGAACTCATATCTATTACATAACTTATGAGCAAATTGATGCTACCGGAAGACTTGTTGAGGGTGTTATTTCAGATGGTGTTAGCATTACTTTAGCAGGAAATTCAATCGTAGAGGTAACTGTAAATAACTTACTCCAAGGAAGCGGTTGGAATACTAATGCAGCAATTATTGATGGTGTTCAAGGACCCACTAACACAATTAATGTTTTAGCGGGTCATACCATGCAACCGGAAGATTCCGCATTTTTCTTAGATGCTTCCGGAAATCCGCAAACTAGACTTGTGACTTCAATAACAGCTACTTCAATAACAATTGAAGGAACTCCTGTTTCGGTGACTGATGTCACTGATTGGCAAAAAGCAATATCTAATAATTTAAAAATAAATATATATAGGACGTTAGCTACAGGTACGGAACCCTGGTTTGTTATTGCTATTCCAAACAATTCGTATCAGACTACAACTACATATGACGATAACGCTCCAGATTCTTCTTTAATACAACAATTTATTTTTCCTATAGATAGACACGATCCTCCTCCTCAAACAGGAGTTGTTTTTGCTTTTAAAAATATCATGATTTATACTGCTGATCCTTTTAACGACGATTTTGTTTGGTATTCTAACGCTGATGAACCGGAATATGTGGATCAATTAAAGTCCCCGGTAAACGAGCCTAATCGGTTTATAGTACCATCTAATTCTGATGATGTTGTGGGCGTTGGAGTTGCAGGGTCTACATTAGTAGTGTTTAAAAACCTTTCTATATATGCTGTGAGCGGTGAGATTACTACAGATCAGTTTACAGTGATTGCTGTGGCTCAAGGTAGTAATATTGGGTGTGTGGCTCATGCCACAATTTCCTCTGTGGGTGGATTATTATATTTCCTACACACGAACGGTGTTTATTCGATGTCAGAAAGTAATATTTTTCCAACAGATCAATTCGGTAATCCTATTCCCTTGTCTATTCCTATTGATCAATTTTTTAGAGATAATTCTGCTTCAAACGGGACAAGAAATAATACTACAAGACAATTTGTGTTAGAAAGAGCCGTAGCTATAAATTATACAAAAGATAATCAGTATATTTTATTTTTACCCGCTGAAAACTCTTGTTCTTGTCCTGAAAATATATTGCCTAGAGTGGCAAACGACAACTCAAGAATTTTATGTTATGATTATCAAGGAAAAAACTGGTTTGAGTGGACAAATATCAATGCTGCCGGCGGTTTTGTTGTTGAAAATGATAATTTATACTGGCAAGAAAGAAGACTTTCTCAAACTGGCGATATAACTTCTAATACAATTAAACAGCATAGACAATATGAGCTTATAGATTATGCCGATCACGTAACTCCTATTCGAGTTACTTGGGTGTCTTCTTGGGAAGATTATGGACAGCCAAGAGTTCGTAAAAAATTTATTAGGGCTGCTTTATTATTTGATAATATTTCATCTCGTTTTCAAGTAAATTTACCCGAATTATTTTTCTTTACTTGTTTAGATTGGAATATTGGAATTATAGACACTGAAAGTGTTATAACGACAGTAGTAAATGCAAGGCCTTGGAGTATATCTGATTGGGATTGGACGGAATGGTCGGGTTATCAAGACACTTTTGCTATAATACCCCTTAAAAATGGTACTGTAACAAAAGCTATACAGTTGGGTTTACAGCTTAATCAGTTAAATACAAGTTTTGCCTTACAGGGTTTTCAGCTAGAAATTAGTCCGGACTTTAGACAGGTGATAGCAAGATGATTCCAAAAAATCCTCCAAAACCCCCATCTCCAAAAAACTTGGATGGCTATATTCAAAATGATCTATGGGCTTGGATGAGAGATATCTGTACAGGACTAATAAGATTAGATTTTTCAGATAATTTTCAATCTCAAAGATTTAATGATGTTGAAATAGATGCCGGACAGACTGTAGAGTTAACAAATAATAGATCATACGTGCCGAGTTCAAGAATTATTATTAGACAAACAGGTGATGGAGTTATAACAGACGGAAATTGGAATATACAAACATTAAGATTAATAAATAATGGGGCAGTGCCCGTTAGAATATCAGTGATTTTTTTTAAATGAGGGAATAAAATGTTCGGAATGATTAAAAGATCTAGGAAAAAGAAAGCAAAAAAAGAAGCTAGAAGAATTGAAAAAGCAGAAAAAGAAAAACAACGACAGATAGATTTTAATAAGATTGAAACCGATTCATATATTCCAAGCACAGAAGAATCTCAATCCGTACAAGATGTTGCGAATGAATTAGCTAATCGAGATTCTGAAAGAGCAAAAGAATCTAGGGATAGAAACAAAGAAGAGGCGATGAGAGACATAACAACGCCGACTCAAGGTTTAACCCCTGTACAAAGACAAAGTATGCAAGAAAGTGCTAACAAACAAATTGCAGGACAACTTCAAAATTACCAAAAAATGTTAGCGAGTCAACAGGGATGGCGTGGGGTAAGAGGTGGTAAGGGAATGGCTGATGTTAATAGACAAGCCCTAAATGCTCAAACTCAAATTCAAAGGGATTTAAACTTGCAAGATGCTGATTTATCTATGCAACGATTAGCAGCTTATTTATCTTCGTTAGAGGGCAAAGAAGCGTCAGAAATTCTTAAAAATCAAAAATACTGGGATTATGTGACCGGTCAACAAGATAAAAAGAGAAATTCGGCATTAACAAGATATTTTAATCAATATTACGGAACGGTGTAAAAATGGCTAGACGAGTATCAAATAGAGAAGAAATTGGAGATTTACCAAATATTTTTGCTAGCTTAGCATTGTTGGGAAATCTAGGAGAAAAAAATGAAATGGGTCAAGAGGCTCCATTAGATCTTTACGGTACGAGTCAAGAACCAGATAATTTTAATGATATAGTTGAAACTCCTCAATATACAGATGTTCGTCAAAATCAGCCTGATTACATAGAAAATTTAAGAAAAATATCAAACTTGCCTTTAGCTATGTCAGAAGATGAATATGTTAGACAAGATGCTTTAGATAATATGCAATATAGAGAGCCTGAAATTCCGTTTGGTGTTCAAGAACAACAACTAGAAGGTTTAAGTGGATTAATGGGAGAAGATCAAATTCAAAATCCTATGATTACAAAACCTTCCCCAAATCAAACTATAAAAGAAGTTCCTAATGAGATTTATAATATACCTAGAAATAACAAAGGTCAATTAATTGAACCGTTAGAAGTGATACGTATGATGATAGAAAAAGATCCTTCTTTGATAAATGATTTACCTCAACAAACTAGAGAATTATTAAATATAGTTCCTGATATTCCAATCGTACCAGAGGTAAATCCAATGCAAATGATTCGTTCAATTTTAGAAAAAGATCCAACAATGATTGAACGTCTACCTCAACAGATTAAAGATAAATTAAAGCAAGAGCCTATGGCAGCGAAAGCTCCTCCAGAAGTTCCAATCGTACCAGTGGGAACTCCAATAACTGAACAGATGGTTGATCAATATCCAACACAAGATGTCCAAGAGGGTGCTGTTCAAAAGGGATTTGCTGATGAACAAATTTTAAGTGACTTAAATGATTTAGCGGGTGGTTTGATACCGGAAGAGCAGAAAAAAAGAGCGGAAGATTGGCAAGATATTTATACAAAAAGACGAGAGGAATTAACATCCGAGCAAAACGAATTGTTAAAGAAAGCAGAATCCGGAAATATGACAACTTTTGATAAAATTGCTTTGGGTATTGCGGTTGCGATACCTATTTTGATGGCGTTAAGATATGGGGCTGGGGCAGGTTTAATGTCAGCCGGAAAAGCTCTTGAAGGGTTTGCTTCTAGTCAAATGCAACAAGCTAAAAATAAATCTGAAAAAGATACTGAAAAATCCAAACGTTTAAATGAAATTAATAAAGAATTGGTTGGATTAGAAGAAAAAAATATTGAAATAAATGATAAAATTATGAATTCGATTACTGATAAATCAGCTAGACAATTCATAAAAAATAAAAAACCCGTTGTATTTCAAGACGGAAGTATAGGCATTCCAACCGGTGATGAAAGTAAAGCTCTTTATTTAGATGCAAATAAATTTGATGCTTCTGATGAAGGGGTAAAAAGAGCTAGAGAGGTTATAAAAGGAGCTGATGAAACTATCGGTATTATGAAAGATTCTAGTAAAACGGTAAATGAAGTGCTAGAGATTTTAAATCAATTGCCAAAAGATACGGGAGTTTGGGATGCAGTTAAGAAAAACCTACAGTGGTTTACTTCTCTTGGAGGGGCTAATCCTTTTGGAGGACTTTCTCCGAAAATAAAAATGAAAGATGAGTCCGGTAAAGTGAGAGAAGTTGATGCTTTTGCGTTATTAAAACAAAAAATTAATGTGTTACAAGATTTATATAATAAACAAATTTTGGGCGGTACAAGATTAACCGGAAATGTGGTAACGCATTGGGATGGAATTTTGGGTAGTCCGGATAGTATAAAAGATTGGTTGTCTCAAGATTTAAATGCCTTTAAAGAGACAACAAAATCATTAAAAAACACAATGAATAGCCGTGAAATTGAAAAACTTGTCGGAGAGGGATTTTTAAGAAAACCTCTTGAAAAGGTTTTTCCTCTAGATAAAGACTCAATAATAGAATCTAGTGATAATAGATTAGATAGACTAAGACAACAAGACCCAAATGAGCTTAGAAAAAAGGTAAAATAATATGGTTGATCAATCGGGTGTAAAAAGTATCGACAGAAAAAATAAAACCGTTGAGTTCGATGACGGAGAAATAGTACCTCTTCCCGAAGATTTAGCTTTTGAGATTTTAGGAAGTAAAACAGCTCAAGATAAAAAGAAAAGGATGTCAGAATCTGTTCAACAGGTTCAAAAAGGTATTTCAAATATTCCGGGCGGGTCATCCATAGGGGCTTTTTTAAGTTCTGCCGGAGAGTCTTCTATATTTCCTAATTTAGCTACAAAATTTTTAGATTATGCCGGAGAATCAATTCCCTCAATATTTACCGGTGAGGGGCAAGAGGGAATGGGATATTTTGAGCGTTTGGGAGAAAATGTTTCTGCGATAAGATCAGGAAGAAGAGAGGCTAAACAAGCCATTTCAGCAGAAAATCCAACAGCTAGCGGTTTGGGAATGTTAACTGGTATAGGAGCAGATATAGCAATGCCTATTAAGGGCCTTCCAAAAGGACAAATAGCACAAGGGGCTACTTTGGGAGGTTTATATTCACTAGCTGATGATAAAAGCGTCTTAGAAGATCCTGTGGGGGTTTTAAAAGATGTGGCAATAGGTTCCGGTGTCGGTGCGGGAATTGGTGCGGCGGGTTCAAAACTTGAAAAAATAGCTCAAGATAGACAAGCGTTAAGAAATTATCCTGAAATTTTAGAAAAACATCGACAGGCAACTAAAGCAGCAGATAAAGAGTTTTTAATTCAATTGGCTAGAAAATTAGATAACATAAAAACCGACATAAAAGGCTCCGGCATTTTTAAAGAAGCGTTAAGTATAGATGATTTTATTAATAAAGAAATCGGAATGACATCTTTAGGGGGGTCGACAGAAGGGAATAAATTATCATCATTTATAAAATCTTTGGAAAAATCATCACCTGATTATTTAAATTCTGACGATGTACAAAGAATATTTTTAGCTATAGAAGAAAGAATTGCAAATTCAGCGCCTAGGGAAGGGTCAATTTTAAGTAATTTAAGACAGCATTTAACAGAACAAATACCAGTAGGTGCTGCAAGCTCGGCAGTTAAATCAAAATTCGGTGATCGTTTAATTAATTTGATAGAAAAAGATGTTGATAAATCTGTAAGTGCTTTTTTAAATGATAAAAAAATGGTTAGTGATCTAAAAAAATTAATAGGTGAAAAGTCTATTAAGAATTTAGCTGATGACATAAAAAAAATGATTAAATCAGATTATGAAAAAATTACTCCTACTCAATTTTTAGATGAAATGAATTCAGGTCAATTGCAATCTAGAATTATGTCATTTTTTGATAATAATACAAAAATTCAGGATATTACTAATCGACTTGATAACACTCTTCAACAGTTGCAAAATATTGCCCCGGTTGCTCAATTGAGAAACCCTGAAATTCAAAATCTAGTTAAAGCAAAAGATCATTTAAATAAAATGAGATTGAATTTAGAAAATAATTTGACTAAATATATTAATAACAATTCTTTATCCGCTTCCATTTATGAAAAAGATGTAATTGATAGAGTAAATAGAAAAATTTCTAACGCCCTAGGTATTTCTCCTAGAACTTCTAATCCAAGACCTGTTAAAACAGGAGATCCATTGCCCCCTCAAGTGGGAGCTACAGCCTCCTTTTTTGAAACCCCTGATTTTTATTCGACTAATGCAAAAAAATTAGCTAGCGGACTAAAATACGGTTATGTACCCTTAACAGCAATGTCTTATGCAGCTGGTTTACCAAAAATGGGAGCTGCTGCCGGAGTTGGAGCTGCTACTGGTGGGCTTATATCAGCTTTGAGAGGTGTCACTAGTCCTACCGCTTTGGGTTCTTTTGCAAGAAATTCTATACAAAAAGGGGGGGTTAGAATGGTTGTTGAGTCTATTGCTGATAAATACCCCTCATATCAAAATGGCGTTTTACTTGATCCTCAAGACAGAAGAGCCGCTTGTGCGGAAATAGAACAAGATCAAGATTTAGATTTAGAAAATAAAGCTATGTTACAAGCAAAAATCAACCGTGGAATAAATATTGAAAGTCTAATTAAGGAGGATAACGATGGGTTCTAGAACGCCAAACATGAGTATATACATTCCTACAAACGGCGAAGATCTCTATGGAAGAAGTTTTGCAGCGGGACTTTTAAATATTGATTCACATGACCATAGCGGTGCCCCCGATAACGGAGTACAGATAGGGACTAGCGGTATACAAGACGGAGCTATTACTCCGGAAAAACTATCTAATCAAATTATCGTTGAGGATGAGGTTTCAACAACTAACGATACTCCAACTCAAATCGCTGCTATAGCTGTTCCAGAGTCTTCCGCTGTGACTATAACGGGAAGATTTATAGGTTTAAGAGATATAGCAACCGAAGCAGTCGGGGGGACTTTTAGAGCAGAATTTCATAGACCCACAGGCGGTTCCGTTGCCATCATCGGAACAAATCAAATTGATTTAGATGAAAATTCATCGGGTAATCCGACATTAGATGTTATTGCAGATGTGGGTAATGAATCGGCTAGCATTCAAGTCACCGGGGAAGCTGGAAAAAATTTTAATTGGAAAGTTGCTTATAATATTCTTGCTTTACCTTAAAAATTTCGTATGTAAAGCGGCTTGACATTACTTAGTCATACATGTACAAGCAATAAGCTCATTTTTACATGTTTCACAATTTTCTTTCATTTTAACTTTCAACCTCAATTAAAAAATCGGGATACATTTCGCAGCATTCTAAATATTTCTCTAAAAAGCTTAAAAAACCCTTATATGACCCCCAACCATTTTCAGGTTCATATTTTTTAAACTTTTCAGGATCGCTTTTTAATAGTTCAATACCATTTTTTAAGTGTTCAATCATCTGTTGACACGTTTTTATTTCATTCTCATCAGGACGCCATACCGCGTCATAAACACTACACGCTTCAGCCATATTTATTAAATTGTGTGTAATATTAAAACATTCAATTTCAGGATAAAAAGTATGGTTATGTTTATAATTACAAGATAAACAAATACATTCTTCGGTTTCTAATTCGTTACTTTTAATAAAAATTGACAATGACATTATTTATTTTCTTCTTTATTTAATTTATAAAATATTTTTTCACTTGACCAAAAATTAAATCTATATCATTTTTAATCTGGTGTTTTCACAAATTACGACGGCTTAGCACAGTGCTAAGTCGCCGTTTTTCTTGATGATAATCTTTTTTAATCTCTTCTTTTTCTTCTTCGTTCGGAGTGTCCTTGTGAATTTCTTTCTCTCTCTCGTCTTGCGCTTGTTGAGTCGTGATACTCCCAGAAATAATTTGAGCTATGCGTTAAAATTCTACCTGCAAAATGATAGCAAATTCCTACACCTGCGGTTTGTGACACTCCGCAGGGTATGCAACAAAGCCCTACACCTACCCCAAACCCGATCACGTCATTCCTAAATGAATTATCTATACGATGCTCATTTTCTCGATATCTATCTAATGTCGGATTAGAAGCTTTATGACCTTTTAAATAGTCATTAATAGCTTGCTTGACTTCTTTTTTAACGCTTTCGGGCACTTCAACGCCCATTTCTTCAAGTTTTTTGTATGTCACTTTTAGAAGCTTTTTATAGTCAAACTTTTTACCTGTTTGTCTCTCATACTCTTCACCGACTTTAAACAGATTCTTTATGTAATCTTTTTCATGGTCACATTCAAAAACGCTTTGAGTCATCTCAACAGGATCAAATTCTTCAGCTAAAAGTCTATCATTGATAGCCAATAACGAAAAGCTAATGACGAATAATAAATTAAAAATAGGCAGCTTGTAGTAATAAAACATGTTAGTCTCATAAATTTTGATGATTTAGAATTTTCATTAACGCAAAACAGAATTACGTTAGCGTATACTCCAGAGCATACGACTGTATAAATAAAAAAAAGTATTGCTTCTACTTGTTCAAATGTCATGTAAATCCTAGTTTTTTGCGTTTTAAAATTTTTAGTTAAATAATTTAATATCAAGCCATCACCATCGCCATAGCCATATCCATCGCCATCAAATAAATCCATATCCATCGCCATTGCTATCTCCATAGCCATATCCATAGCCATCGCCATTGCTATATCCATAGCCATAGCCATCGCCATAACCATCGCCATTACCATAACCATCGCCATAACCATCGCCATCTCCATATACATAGCCATAGCCATAACTATCTCCATAGCCATCGCCACAACCATCGCCATCAAATAAATCGGAATTAAAATAAATTATTTCCATGTTTCCTTGTTATTTGTTAGTTATTTTAAAATCCATATCCATCGCCATTGCTATATCCATCGCCATAGCCGTTGCCATCGCCATCTCCATATCCATAGCCATCGCCATTGCTATATCCATAGCCATATCCATAGCCGTTGCCATTTCCACAGCCATATCCATCGCCATCACCATCACCATTACCATAGCCGTTGCCATACCCATCGCCATCAAATAAATCGGAATTAAAATAAATTATTTCCATTTGTCTTCGTTACATGAGATTGTAAAAATTAATTGAGATTTATTAAATTTTACAAGAGGAGTTTTTTCAAGTTTAGTTTCGGTTAACACTCCTTTTTCAGCTAGCTCGCCAAGCCCTTCTGTTGTACCCCAACGTCTAATTACAAAAGCATTTGTTAAAAGATATTCATCGCCATCTTTGTGTAAATCTCCGACAAATACCCAGCCGCGATCTAAAACACATATTTTTTTATTCATAATTTTCCTTTTTTTTGTTTTAAAATTTCATTTAGCTTGTCTAAAGCTGATTGGCTATCCTTAATAATAAAAACATTGTAACCCTTCCATCTTTCTTGTTTTATCCTTTTTTGCTCTTCTTTTGTTTTTGTCATGTCTAAATAAATGATGTTTTGTGTGTGTGTTGTGGGTGTCATGTCTATTTTTTCGGTTTTTTTATGTGTATAGGTTTTTTAGTGTGATGAAATACACTTTACAGCAAAAACGCATTTATGTAAAATAAATTAAAAAAAAGGTTGTATGAAAAAAAAAAAAATTAGATTAACAATAGCATTAGATCCTAAAATACACAAAGAATTAAAAATTTATTGTGTAAATTTAAAT